TTAGGGCAAGCTGGCGTTGCTTTGCGTAACAATTTCCAATTTATGATTGGCGATATAGAAGAGCTAACAGATGGTTTTTCTGGAACTGCAAGCATAGTATCAAAGTTAGCAAACAATATGGATGTAATTTTAATACCAGCATTAGGTTTGATAACAATTGCAACAATAAAAGCTACAAAGGCAATGATAGCCTTTGGACTTGCAAATCCACTAACTTTTTTTGCTATTACAGCAGCAACAGCTTTAGCAGCTTTTTATGTTTTTAGAGATGAACTTATACATGGATTTAAAATTATTGCTAATGATGTAAAAATATCAACATTAAAAAAGTTATTAGCATTTCTGTCGTTGTTTCAGGGTATTAAAGATGGTTTTTTAACACCACTACGTCAGGGTTTTAGAAACGCAGCTAATTTTATTTTTACGCAAATGAATGAAGCTATAGATATGATTAATGCAGTTGTTGATAAATTACCAAAAAAACTAAAGGATAAACTTGGAATTGGTAATTTACCAAAAATAAATTTACTTGATGATATAGTATCTGAAGATGGAAACTTAGAAAAAGCTATAGGTCAAACTATAACAAAAATAAATAAGCTCCAAGATAAAGTCTTTGAAAAAGTTAAAAGAAGGTCTATATTAGATTTACTTTTAGGTCGTGATCCAAATGAAGAAGGCGATAAGGGTGGTACAGGTTTTGACGCAAGAAGCGTATTAGAAACTTTTTTTGCAGACGCAGAGAAAGGTTATAAAGACTTCTTTACATCAATAAAAACTGTGCAAGACGAGATTCAAGGAGTATTTAAGAAATCTTATGATGGTATAACAAACCTTACTATGGACTTTCTTAAGAAAGGTAAAGCTAGTTTTAAAGATTATGCAACCTCTATAGTAGAAGAGCTGATAAGAATAGCTATGCAGAAACTTGTCATAGATAAAATGTTTGCTAGTTTTGGTAAAATATTCCCAAATCTAAATATTACAGGTACAGACATACCATCTGGTGATGGTGGTGGTTTTACAGGATTTGGTTCAAGATCAGGTGGTGTTGATGGTAAAGGTGGTTTCCCAGCAATACTTCATCCCAATGAAACAGTTATAGATCATACAAAAGGACAAAGCATGGGCGCTACTGTAAACTTTAATATATCAACAGTAGATGCAGCAGGCTTCGATCAGTTGCTTGCACAAAGAAAAGGTTTAATAACAGCAATGATAAATCAAGCAATGAACAATCAAGGTAAGATGGGAATAGTTTAATGTCAGGTCAATTTCCAACATCACCAGCTTTTAGAACACTTAACTTTCAAGACAATAGGCCAACTTTAGTTAATCAAACTCTGTCTGGTAAGAAACAAGTTAGGCAAATAGGCGGTCAATATTTTTCTTTTACTGTAGCAATGCCGCCTATGCAACAAGAAGATGCACAAAAAGTCTTTGCTTTCTTACAAAAACAGAAAGGTGCATTTGAAGATTTTACAATTGTTCATCAAATAGAAAACTTAGGTGCATCTAAATTAGAAACAGACATATTAGTTAATGGCTCACATACAGCAGGAGATGCTACTATAGCTCTTGATGGTTTTGCTAACAGTCAAACAGGAGCTTTAAAAGCAGGCGACCTAATAAAGTTTGCTAATCATTCAAAAGTTTATATGGTGCAATCAGATATTGATGCAAACTCATCAGGTGAATTAACTGTGCTTGTATCGCCTAATATAGTATCTTCTCTAGCAGATAATGAAAGTGTAACTGTAAACAAACCATCATTTACAGTCTATCTTGCCAATAACGAAATTATGTATTCAACAAGTGCTGGTAATTTATTTTCTATTTCATTTGACGTTAGAGAGGTTATTACCTAATGCCTAGAAGTTTATCAGCAGGATTACAAACCGAAGTATCATCTAAAGCAACAAAGATAGCTTTTTTAATAGAGTTAAATCTTTCTTCTGTAATTAGACTTACTGACTGGTATTCAAATGTAGTATATGACTCTAACACTTATGAGGCAGGCGGATCATTTTTATCAGTAGATACAGTTACAGAGACAGGTAAGTTACAAGTAGATGAGATCACACTAGGTTTTTCCAACATAACAGATCAGGTTAGATCATTAGTACAATCTGGTGCTTTTACCGACAAAGAAGTAGAAATACACATTGGCTACTTTGATGACAATGAAACTTTTGTTGGCGCTATAAGTTATTTTACAGGGCAAATAAGAAATGTTGCTATAGATGAAAATGTAGATAACTCAGTTTTAAATATGACAGTAGCCTCTCATTGGGCAAATTGGAATCTAACCAAAGGTAGACATTATAGTGAAGAGAGTCAGCAAGACTTTAGTTCAGGAGACAAGGGTTTAGAGTTTGCTACACAGACCAAAGAAGATGTAAGGTGGGGTAGCTAATGGGTATATTTGGTGCTGTTGGTAGTTTTTTTAAAAGTGTCGGAACTAGAATTTTAAATGCTTGGAAAGCAGCAGATACAATTGGAAAAATTAATATGGTCTTATCAGCAGCTACCTTTGCTGTTGGTGTTAAAGGTTTCTTACAAGCTAGAAATATGTTGGCTAAAGGTCAAGATATTATGGCCAACAAAGTTGCAGCAGGTGGCAAGATACCTGTCATCTATGGAACTAGGAGAGTTGGTGCGCAAATAGTTTACATGGACACAGCACAAAACAGATCAAAAGATTTGTTTGTAGTGTATGCATTATGTGTTGGTGAAGTAGAGCAAATTTTAGGTAATACCATTGAACTTGATGGTAATGCAATAACAGATAAAGTCAGATTTAGAGATGGTTGGTATTTAGGCTCTGATAAAATTAACTCTGGCGCTGGCTCGCTTTGTACCTCAGATCAGGTTGGTAGTGGTACAAGTGCTAGTACCCAAAGAGCTGGGCAAAGTGGTACTGATCCAACAAAAAAATATAGAGCTGTATTTAATCTACATCATGGAGCAGCTTCGCAAACTGCTGATCCAATGCTTAGAGCATCTATTGGCAGTCAATGGACTACTGCGCATAGATTAGATGGCATTGCTTATATTTGTGCATCGTTTGAGTATGATACTAAAGGCATGTGGAAAGGAGTACCACAGCTTACAGTACAGGTAAAAGGTAGAAAAGTATTTGATCCAAGAACAAACACAACAGCTTATTCTGATAATGCTGCTTTATGTTTTTTAGATTTTATTAGAAATAACGAATATGGTAAGGGCATACCAGATGCAAAAATAAATATGACAACATTTAGTGCTGCTGCTAATTTAGCAGATACGCAATTAAATGTGCCTTACTACAATGGCAATTTTCAAAATGTAACTTTTAACGGAAGATCAGGCGATAACTTTATAACAATAACTGACAATGAGGATTGGTGGCAAAATAAAGTTGACCAGAGGATCACACTTAAAGATAGTGATGGCACAACAATTATTGACGACAAAAGTATTGATGCTGTAACAAGATATAAATACTTTGGAGAAACCACACAGGATAGCAGAGTATATTTTGATGGTGTTGTACCACCAAGAGATACTACAGCAGATGGTGGCGTAACATTATCTGCTACCAATGGCGATGCAACGATAACAGTTACAGATAATAGTCATGGAGCAGTTGCCAACGATGAAGTGTTATTAACTGGCGCAGTATCTTTAGGTGGCAATATAACAGCAGCAGTTATTAATCAAGTCTATACCATAGCCACAGTAATAAACGCAAATAGCTACACTATAGAAGCTGAAGATTTAAGTGGCACAACAGTTCTAGCTAACTCATCTGATACAGGTAATGGTGGTAATGCAGTTGGTGCTAAATATCAATACAAGAATGATGATGGAACTATTAGAGGCAGGTCAAAAAGATTTACTTGTAATGGTTATATAGATACAAACAAAAACGTAATGGATAATGCAAAAGAATTGCTTGCCAATATGCGTGGTATATTTACATATTTTGATGGTAAGTATGAGCTTAAGATAGAAGATACTGGCTCTGCTTCATTTAATATTACTGATGCGCACATTATTGAAGATAATGGTATTTCAGTTGATTATGGCAATAAAGATGCAAAAGCAAATAAGGTTATCGTAGAGTTTTTTAATGCTAATAAAAGATATGAACTAGATACAGCAACAGTATTTCATAATGCTAGTCCGCAATATTTTTCTGATGATGGTGATGAAATACTTGAAATAAAAGCTGAGTTTCCTTATGTAACAAGTCCATATATTGCTTATAACATGGCAAAGACCATTCTTACCAGAAGCAGAAACCAAACTAAAGTTTCTTTCTTAGGTACAGCAGAAATGTACAAACTCAACATTGGAGATATTGTTGATTTGACTTATGCTGGCTTAGGGTTTAGTTCTAAAATATTTATTGTAGAAGCTCTTGAGCTTCAGCCTAATGGCCTTGTTGGTGTTTCATTATTAGAATACTTTGATGTTTACACTTGGGAAGTGCCACCGCAAGAGCCAACAGAGCCGCTACAAAACACACCATCTGCTTATGCAGTCTCATCACCAGAAAATGTTGCATTTACTGACACTAATGCAAGTCCAACTGGTAGGCCAAGAATTACATGGGACGCACCAACTGATTATCCTGATTATGAATTTAGAGTTGCGATTTCTGACAGCGGTGGCAATGCTTTACAAAACAGTTTAGTAGAAACAAATTTTGTTGATCTAAATTTTATACCTGTTGGCTCAAACTATGTTGCATCTGTAACCTCTATTAACTCAACAGGATCAGAGTCTAATGCTACAACATTGTCATTTAGCGTTGCTAATGAACCAATTAAAGGAACAGATATACAAACAGATACAAAGATAATAGCTGGTTCAAACAATAATGTTGGTATTTTAGATGGATCACACAGCACATTTAGAATTTATGCTGGTAACGCAAATCCAGATTTAGCCAGTTTTAAAGTTACACAACAAGGCTTACTTACTGCAACAGGAGTTACAGTTACAGGTACTATAAATGCTGATACTTTAAATGTTACAGGTGCAACTGTTACAGGAACAATTGATGCCAGTAAAATTACTTTAAATGCAAAACCTTTAGATGAAATATTTGCTTTAGCAGGAACGACAGATGCTAACAGAATAATGTCATTAGGTTTTGTTGCCAATAATCAATTAAAAATAACAGACGTTGGTTTGCAATATCTTGCACAAAGCACTTCTGGCTCTGGTATTGGCTTTGAATCATTTTTAGCAAATGGTACTAATTTTAGATTCTTTTCTTCAGCAGCAGGTAACAGTCAAAAAGAAACTATAGTCAATAAAGAAGGTTCAATAACTTTATCAAATTTAAGTTCTGCTCCAAGTGGTTCTTCGCAAACAAACAGTCTTTATTTACTTAATGGAGCATTGCAGTTTAATGGCTCTGCTGTTGGCACAGGTACAGGCGATATCACAGCAGTTGTCGCAGGAACAAACCTTAATGGTGGTGGAACTTCTGGTAGTGTTACTCTTAATTTAGATACTGCTCTTACTGGTTTGACAGACCTTGATTTAACATCTGGAAATAAAACTATATTTGATGGTGTAGGTGCAAACAATCTTATTATAGGTGCATCTAATACCTCAGTTATTGTTGCAGGTGATTTAACTGTACAAGGTACAACGACAACTCTTAATACTGCAACTCTTAATGTAGAAGATAAAAACATAACACTAAATTACTCAACAGGTGATTCTTCTGGAAGTGCAAACGGAGCAGGTATAACTATTCAAGATGCAGTTAATAGTACAACAAATGCCACTATTCTTTGGGATGCAACACATGATAAGTTCGTTTTTTCTCATCCAATAAATCCAACAAATATATTAATCAATGATAATAATAAAATAAGATTAGGTGATTCACAGGATTTAGAAATTTTCCATGATGGAAGTAATAGTTTTGTTAAAGATGCAGGAACTGGTAATTTAAAAATACTTGCAGATAATCTTTTGTTACAAAGAGCAGATGAATCACAAACTTATATACAAGCATTAACTGGTGGTGGAGTTGATTTAAGACATGCAGGTAATGTAAAACTAACTACAACCTCAACAGGGATAGACGTTACAGGAACACTTACTGCAACTACACTAGCAGGAACTTTATCAACAGCTTCTCAACCTAATATTACAAGTGTTGGAACACTTACTTCATTATCTAGTGGTGCAATTACATCTACAGGCAGAGTTACAGGTACAGAAGTAAGAGTTACAAATGTTGTTACCAATAAAGTTATAAAGTTTGATGGTACTGTTTTAAATGATTCAAATATAACAGATACAGGTTCGCTTATTACTTTAGGAAGTAATACAAATATAGACGGAAGAGTAACATTGACTTCAGGAACAACCACTACTATTGCAGGAACAGCTTATTTAAACATCAATGCAAATGTTCATGGTGTAAACACAAATGGTTCTCAAGGATTACATATAGGTTGGAATAAATCTGGTGGTGGTAGAGAAGTAAACATGATCTTTGATGGTGGTACTACTCAAGCTGATACTGAAATGATCTTTACCAGTACAGATGGCACTACTTATACAGACATTTTCCAAATTAATGGTGCTGTAGGAACAGGCGTAGATATAAAAAGTGGTGGTCTTAGAATTGGAACAACCACAGTTATAGATTCATCAAGAAACCTTACAAATATAACTTCAATTGTATCTTCAGGTAATGATAATGGTATTCTGTTAAAAGGTAGTGGTGGAGATACTTTAGCATTGCTTCATCAGCAATCAACTGATGCAGCCACATTAAGGTTATATGATGGTGGAAGCGTAAAAGTTCTTATTGGCTCTAATGCTAATTCTGATAGCTATTTTAATTCAGGTGGTAATTTATTAGTTGGTAAAACAAGTTCAGGTTTAAATACAGCAGGGGTTGAGTTTGCAAGTTCTGGAAGATCAAGATTTACAAGAGATGGTAATAACGTTGTAGAATTTAATAGAAAATCAAGTGATGGCTCTATAGTTTCATTTAATAAAGATGCTTCAGCAGTTGGAGGTATTGGTATAGCAGGAAATTCTTTATATATAGATGGTGGTTCTAGCAATTATTCTTTAATGTTAGCTTCTGATTTTAGACCAAGAACAGCAAATGGTGCAGCTAATAATGATGGTGTTGTAGATTTAGGAGATTCACAATCACGATTTAAAGACCTATATCTATCAGGAACTATCAGTAGTGGTGCAATAACTTCAAGTGGTCAATTTCTTTCTGATGGTTCTGCTTCAAACTCAGTACCTAAATACAGTTTTCAGGGAGATACAAATACTGGTTTAGGGTATATTGGAGCAGACCAAGTAGGACTTATAGTAGGAGGTTCAAGAGTATTTTATGTATCAGCAGGATCATCAAAAGCTTTTTTTCAAAACTTATCAAATGGGGTAGAAATTAACAATGGTCTTAACGTGGGTTCAGGTGTTTATCAGGTAGCAGGAACAACAGTCATAGATGGTTCAAGAAACCTTACAAACATAGGAGGCATAACTGCAAGTGGTACGCACACATTCACAGCAAATGATGTTGATTTTATTGTACAAGATAATACAGATAGCGTTACAAACTTTATTTGGAGAGATCACTCTGCAAGTAAATTATATTTAGGCACAGCTGATGCAGTAGTAAACATAAGGAGTAATCTTGATCTAAACGCAAACTCAATATCAAACGTAGCCGAAGTTCGTACAGAATCATTGTTTATTGACTCTGGTGGTTTTTCACCTTCAGATGTTGAAGGGCGACATTTTAAATATTATTTAGTTGGACAAAGCACAGATCAGAACTTTAAGAAAGTAGCAGATGTAACAATCGGAACAGGTAATTACAAAGCATTAGTGATGCGAGTAGTTTTAGAATCTGAAGCAGATAATTTCGGAAGTTCAGTAGCAGTTGATAAAACAGAATATGTTTGTAATTTTTTTAGAAGTGCAGCATCGCAAGATAGTGCAGACACAGCTACTATATCAGGACAAGATCCAACGCAACATAGTCTGCGTATTGTAAAAACTGCAACAGGTGTTTATGAGTTACAAGTAAAACAAAATAACAACTATAAAGATGCCATTCTGCATATTGAAATCTTAAGCACGAATGGAGGTAGCATTACTATTACAGATGGCAATGTAAATGGCTCAACCTCTGGCACAATAACAACTCCTACAAGTTCTGAAACTGCATCAACTTATTCTTTCAATAAATTAGATACACCTTTTTTAAATATACAAAGCAACATAAAAGTAAATAGCACACAAATCCTTGATTCTGCTAGGAACTTGTCAAACATAGGAACTATCTCTAGTGGAGCTATAACTGCAACAGGAAGCACCGCTGATAATTCATCAGATTCAATTGTTGCAAAAAATAGCTCTAATTCAACATTGCTTAGAGCTAGGAGTGATGGAGTTGTTTTTATACCAACTAATTACCTTTTTGTAAGCTCTAGTCAGGGAATTTACTCAACAGGTTCAATTAAGGCTCGTGGAGGTATTACTAATGATCTGGGTAATAATCTATCAATCAACTCAGGTGGTTCTGATATTCAATTCAATAGTAAAAACTTTACCTCAGTTGGAACTATCAATATAGGTACTGATTCTGGTGATGCTTTTAATTCAAATGCAAAAATAAAAATACAAGATTCTGGAACTGCATATTTACAAATAAAAACAGGAACTGCTAATTCAGGTGGTTTATTAATTGGAGATACTGCTGATGATTTTGTTGGTGGTTTAATTTATAACAACAGTAATAATCATTTAGCTTTATATGCAAATGACAATGTAAGGTTAGAACTTGATGATACAGGCACAGCAACATTTAATGGTGTAATCACTATACCTGCTACTGTGCCTTCATCTAAAGGTGGCAAAGCACTAAGATTCCCTGTGGATGCAGATGTATCTGGTACAACTGAATTAGAGTTCTATACACCTTTATCTTCACCTGCATCTACGCTTACTGTAAACAACACCTTAACAGCAGGTGCAATAGATATACCTTCTAATGGCACAAACAATACTAGAATAGAAATAGGAACAAGTCCTCTAGCTAATCATAATGCTTTTATT